TGGAAAGCCAATGGTGGTACGACCTCAAGCAATACGGATGGAGATATAACTTCAACTGTACAAGTTAATCAAGATGCTGGGTTTAGTATTGTTACAGATTCACCATCCAATAATACAGCTAGAAGCATAGGTCACGGATTAGGCGTTGCACCTCAAGTTGTTATTAGACGAGCAAGAACTCGAGTAGAAAGTTGGAGAGTATTTCACAGTTCAGCAGGTTCAACAGGCTCTTTAAAACTTAATGATAGTTCTGCATACAATTCTAGTACAGTTTTATTTACTGGAGTTACTTCTTCAACTTTTGGAGTAGGAACAGATTTTTCAGTTAATGGTAATTACAACTATGTAAGTTACTGCTTCGCAGAAAAACAAGGCTACAGCAAGTTTGGTTCGTATAAAGGTAACGGAAACACAAATGGTGCTTTTGTTTATACAGGCTTCAAACCTGCTTGGGTAATGGTGAAACAAAGTAATACAGCTAGAAATTGGCAAATATTTGATAATAAAAGAGACGGATATAACAAAGACTATATGCCGAGATTACAAGCAGATAACGATTCACCAGAAGCTGCAAGTTCTGGAGCTAGTATGGATTTTGTAAGCAATGGTTTTAAAATTAGAACAAGTCAAACAGGAGCAAATCAAAACGGTGGAACATACATCTACATGGCATTTGCAGAAAATCCATTCGTAACATCAACAGGAATCCCAACAACAGCGAGGTAAATTATGTGGGCTTTAGTAGAATCAGATAACGTAACACAAGTCTTTACAAGACCTAAAGGTATGACTATAGGAGAAGTTAATTACCCTAGCAATATCTTTATGCTTTGGACAGCTTCTGAATTAGAAGCTATAGGGATTTATGAAGTCGTTATCGACAACACAAACTTAAAAGATAAAGAGTATTACATCAACACCAATCAAAGCTTTGACTTTGCAGACGGCGTTGTAACAGCTTCATACGGTGTGGCAACTGCTAAACCTTTAGACGATGTACTCTTTACAGCTCAAGAAGAAACAGATGGGCTTGGTACAGAAGGTGATGTAAAGCAAGTAGGTATCCGTCAAGGCTATAAAGATACTATCAACTCTCAAGCCGGTGGTATCTTACAAGACACTGACTGGATGGTTGTTAGAGCTGCAGAAGGCGGTACAGCCGTACCAAGCGATATAGCAACTTGGAGAGCTGCAGTGCGTACAAAGTCTAATGACATGTGTACAGCTATTGACGGTGCTACAGACGTAGATGCTTTAGCAGCTTTATACACTTATACAAATACAGGTACTGAAGAAAGTCCTGTTTACACAAGACCTTTAGGTGAGTTTCCAGAACTAGGAGCATAACATGGAACTATCAGCATATATTATTTGGAACATCTTTATAACTTTAGTCTTAGCCCCTATATGGTTTCAGATTAGGCAGAACACTTCAGAGCTTAGAAGACAAGATATATTGCTGAACAAAACACGTGAAGGTATTGCGAAAGATTATGTAACCAAAGATGAGCTAAGAAACGATATGACAATCATAATGGAAAGAATGGATAAAATCAGTGAAAAGCTTGACAAACTCTTTGAAGTTAAGTAAAATGGTAGTAAAGAAGAAAAAAACTAAGAAGCTTCCTGCTTCGACCTTAGTTATTTCAATTACTACTGTACCTTCAAAGATGTTGAAGAAATTAACACGTAGGAAAAACAATGGCAAAAGATAGAAAAAAAAGAACTAAAAAGTATAAAGCTACTTATAAAACAGATGGTCGTGTCGACATGAGTCAAGGTGGTCGAGTTGGTTATCGTGAAGGTGATGAAATTCGTATAGACCCTGCAACTGGTCAAGCATTACAAAATCAACAAGCTGGAGAAGCTGAACCTGCACCTATTCCGGCACCTAGAAAAGCAAGTAAACTATTATATTCAGATGGAATAGCCCCTGAAAAACCAGCCCCTGTATTAGAAACTAGAAATGCTAGAGCAGATGCTATTAGACAAAATAGAGGTCAATTAGAGTTTGACCAAAGCTATGATTTTAATATTCCCGGTACTCCCGGATATAATCCTAATCTTCCTACAAAAGCACCTACTGGTCCGTTTGGTGGACCTCTGGGCGGTTCTCCTGCACCGACTCCTGCACCGACTCCTGCACCGACTCCTGCACCTTTAACAAAAGAAACATTTGAAAAAGAACGTAGAGAAAGAATGATTGAAGCTGGTAGAGAAGCTGAGAAAATTGCTAGAGGAGAGATACCAGAGGGAATTATTCCACAACAAGAAATAGTTTCTGTCCCTACAGGACCTGCATATGAATCAGAGGCTATGCAACTTGCTGAAAGAAAAGGAGTTAGTCCTGAATTAGTTAAAGAAGTTGGTACTGAAGCTGTACAACAAATAGAAGATATTTCGACAGTTAAAACTCCTGAGCCTGTTACTGCTGCTAAAATTGAAGCTGAACAAATTACAACAGCTCCTGAAGTTGCTGTAGCTCAAGGTGAAATTAAACAAGAAGCTTTAGCAAAAGCTGCAGGAGTAGAGAGAGTAGACCCTATTCAAGCGGTTACAGTTGATATACCTGAAGGTGCATTAGCTGAAAGAGTTATTGGTACTCTTAGTCAAGACTCTAAAGCTCAAGCAGCTCAAAATGCTGGAACATCTTTAGCAAGAGTTACACGAGCTAAAAAACAATTACGTAATGCTGGTCTTAGTGAAGAAGATATTACAGAGCTTGGTAATGACCCTGAAGCACTTGAAGCAAGGCTTACTGAGTTTACTGAAGAACAAAGAGGGATTATTGAAGGGTTACCTCAAGAAGCTTTAGTATCTAATCAGTTAGACAGTTTATTAAGTGGCATTGAAGAAGGTGAAATACCCTCGTGGGCTAGACCTGCTGTTGCATCAGTAGAACAAATGTTAGCTCAAAGAGGTATGTCAGCCTCAACAGTTGGTAGAGACGCCTTGCTCAATGCAATTATTACTTCAGCGATACCGTTAGCTCAGTCTAATGCTCAAGCAATACAACAAAGTGTTTCACAACAAAAAACAATTGAAGCACAAGCTGACTTACAAAATACACAGTTTAGACAACAAACTGCCATGCAAAATGCACAAAATGTTTTTGCAATGGACATGGCTCAGTTCAGTGCTGATCAACAAACCAACTTAGCTAACAGTAAATTTTTACAAACAGTAGGTTTAACTGAAGCAAGTATGGAGCAACAATCAGCTCTACAAAACGCAGTGTTAATGTCACAAGCTAATTTAGCTGAAGCAGACTTTTATCAAAAAGCACAAATACAAAATGCTCAAGCTTTTTTATCTATGGATATGGCAAATTTAAATATCCAACAACAAGCAAATGTATTACAAGCTCAACAAGAACAGCAAAGAATGCTATCTAATCAAGCTGCAACAAATGCTGCAAGACAGTTTAATGCTGCAAGTGAAAATCAAACACAACAATTTATGGCAAGTTTGAATACACAAGTTAGTCAGTTTAATTCTCAACAAGAAAACGCAGTAAAGCAATTTAACGTACAACAGGCTAATGCTGCTGAAGCCAGACGAGTTCAAAATGAATTAGAAGTTAATAAGGCTAATGCTGCTATTGTTAATCAAGTAAAACAATTTAATGAACAAATAGATTTTAACAGAGAACAGTTTAATGTGCAAAACGCACAAGCAATTGAGCAGTCAAATGTAGAATGGAGAAGGAAAGCTAACTTAGCTGACACTGCTGCACAAAATGCTATTAATCAAGAAAACACTAAAATGGCATTTAATATATCTTCTCAAGCTCAAGCATTTTTATGGCAAGAGTTAAGAGACCAAGCCGACTATGATTTTAGATGGGCTAATGATACAGCTACAAGAAAAGTACAAGCCATGGTAGCTGCTTCAAGTGCAGAAGGTGATGCTGCTAAAAATTGGCAGACTAATTTTAATAATGTTTCATCAACCATTGATAGAATGTTTGGTATAGTATAGGAGATTAAATTGGGAAAACTAAGAAAAATTGCTAAAAAAATTGGCAAAGGTATAAAAAAAGTTGTCAATAAAGTTGGTCGAGCTTTTGGAAAACTAGGAATTGTTGGTCAACTGGGAATGATGTTTTTAATGCCTTATGCTATGTCCGGGCTAAGTCACTTATGGAGCAGTACCGTTGGTAAAGCCTTCGGTCAATTTGCAACACAAGGGTTGTCTCAAGGTACAACAACTTTTGCATCTAGATTAGTAGCTGAAGGAGGATTAAAAGGAGCTGTTGGACAAGCTATGGGAGCTATTCATAGTGCTGGTTCTGCAATAGGAACTGCTTATAATTCTCTTAGCACAGCAATATCTAATGGCTTTGATAGAGCTGGTAATTTTTTACAAGGCAAAGGTTTTAATTTAAGTGAAGGAAGGACACCTGTATTCGGCAGTAAAGCTGAAGATATTATTAAAGAAAGTGCAGTAGAACAAACTGCTTTAGAAGAATATGCAAAAAGAGAAGGAGTATCTTTAAATGAAGTAGGCAAAGAATTAGATACTGGAAAAATTTTAGGAATCGAAGATAAAGCAATCACAGATGTTATTGCAGAAAAGAAAAGCTTACTTGAAAGAGGAAAAGATTTTGCTTCACAATCTTATGATTCTATGGTAAAAGATTTAACTGATCCTTCAAAGTATGGTAAGAAAGCAGCTCAAACTGCTTTTGCACATTTACAAACAGCATTAGCTCCGGCAATGCCACAACAAACGCTTAATATTGTTAGACCTTTAGATATTGGAACTATTGATGCATTTAATACTCAAGGTATATTTAATCAAGCAGACTTTACAAGTATGAATAATGCTTATCAAGCACAAGGAAGTTCTTGGGGAGCAACAAATCAACTTGGACAGTCTTATCTTATGGAACAAGCAAGTATGGGAAGTACAAACTATATTAATGATATGAGAAGACTTCAAGGATATGGAGGAAATAATTAATGAGAGAAGAGTTTAACCAAGAAGGGATAGATGCTCTTGTTAATGCAGGAAAACCTATTCCGGGACAGTCTTTAACAAATAGCCCTGATCAAGGTTATCCTTGGGAAGGACCCCCTGAATTTACTAACTTTAGAGAAGCTTTAAATTTTATTGCTGAAGAGCTTTTAGTAGAAGATATTTATGTTCCTCTTATGGTTGGTATTGGGCAGGGAGTTCCTGTTTCTGATGTAGCTTTACAAGTATTACAAAGAGGTTTTCAAGAGGGTAAATGGAACCCAGATTTATTGTTATTATTGTTAGAGCCTGTAATGTATTTACTAATGGCGTTATGTGAGAAAGCAGGGATTAATGACTATCGTTTAACAGGGGATGAAGAAGATGATCTTGAACCCGAAGATGAAAATGAAATAGCTGAAATGAGAGCTAATAATTTAAAAAAATATGCTGATAGTAAAATTGATAAAAATAGGAAAGTTCCTGAGGGAGTTTTACCAAAAGAAATTGTAGAAGATATTGAAGAGCTTGAAATACCTGAAGGATTACTTAGTAGACCTCAACAAGCTCAACCAAGTTTATTAGGACAGCAGGAGTAAAGAATGGCTAACGGTTTATATGAAGGTGATGGTGGAGTTTCTTTTGGTCAAGAACAGTTTGAAGCAAAAAGAAAAAGAGAAGAAAAGGAACAAAAAAAACAACAGCGAATACAAGAAAGTTTATATGCTATTAATCTTACAGCAGCAGGAGCCAATTGGTTAATTAATAGAAATGCTGAAGAAGCAGAAAGAAACGGAGCTGTCGCACGATCACATTATTTAGCTAAAAATGAAACTGCTAAAGAATGGAATACTATGCATAAAGAATATGAAAAGCTAGGTTATTCCAGAGATCAAATGCTCGAAGCTGAAACAAGAAAAAAACTTAGAAATCATTTACTTGGTATTTATGGTGAAGAGTTTAATGTTGATGGCTTTAGTGATGCTATCAATGAAATTTCTAAAAATTATTCTAAGAATCCTGACAATTTAGCATCTTGGAATAAAACTGTAGATGCTCAATTAGCTATACCAAACTTATCTCATGAAGATATGATTGAACTTATTAGGGCAGAGGGAGAAGCTCCAAAAACTATTGGTTCGTGGTTCGGTAACAAAATATTAAAAATGGCTAAATCACATGATAAGGAAACTTTAACAGAAGAAGATAAATTAGCTAAAGAAAAATTACTCAGTGGTTTAATTGGAGATCAATTTAAAAATGCTACTTCTGCTCTTGAAGCTTATGGTAAACTAGGCAATCCTGTCGAACAGCTTGTAGAGTTTATGAAAAGTGAAGAAGGTAAAAAAATTACAGTTTACAAAGACTCCAATGTTAATACATTTGAAAACGTTGTCGAGGATAAATATGGAGGAAAATCTAAAGTTACATTTGCAACAACAATTGCACAAGCTCCCGATGGTTCGCCAGTACAAATCGGTGATGCTATACCTATGGGTTCCTATACTCTTACAGGTGAACGAAAAACTCGTAATCCTACAGAGTTAAAAACAGGGCAAGATGATATAATTGCTTACATAAATAGGGCAAAAGATGTAGACTTAGAAGATTTTTACAAAAATGAATTTAAAGATAATCCAGTATCTTATACTAATAATATTTTAGATACTGCAGAAAACCTGATAAGTACACAAGGCTTATCAAAAACTCAAGCTATAGCAGCAGCTACTGAATATGTATCGGGACAAGACTCTATTATTGTTGATACTAATATGAGCTTGTTTGATTTAGATAATATGCAGGGTACAGTTAACACTGAAAAATTACCTCAATATATTGAAAGTATTAAACAAGTAAAGCCTGAATATGGAGTTGAGCAAGAACTTAGAGGAATGAGAGATCAATTTTTATTAGCTATTAAAGAGTCAGAGTTGGATGACCAACAAAAAATAGATGAAGAACTAGCTCTTAATAGTATTATGAAAAATGCTGGTATTATTCCAGCCGAGGAATATAATAACCTTGTTATAAATGGAGGTAATGAATCTCCAGAAGTAAAAACGTGGTTGCAAGAATTAAATGAAATACCTTATGCTGGTAGAGTATCAGAATTTTTAGTAGGGGAGGAGCTTGATCTGTATGATGCAGCATGGTTAGCTCCCGGTTATGGACTTTATAAAATTGGGGGTAAAGTTGCTAGTAAAACTTTAATTCCTAAATTAGCAGATAACATAATAAAATCTAAAAAAGGACAAGCCTCGATAAATAAAATTAGAACAAGAATGATGGAAGGCTTTAGCAATACAGCAGATAAAGATAATTTTTTAAAAGGACTTACCATTGTAGAAAAAGCAATTTTTAGAGCTATGTCTAAATCAGAAAAAAATGTAAGTACTCCTATGTTACAAATTTTTAGAAAAGAGCTTGCGGAAATGCCGGGTTTATATCTTAAAGCCTATCTTCCTAGTTTAAAACAAACAGTTGGCTGGGGTTTATTTGGTGGTTTATCTGCGTATGGATTCTATAGTAAAGCCACTTTACCTGAAAAAAAAGAAATTGAAGATTAACTATGACACTACTTTCTACCAAGGGAAATAAAAAATCTCGTTTAGGTCGTAATTATACATTAGATGATTTAGAAAAAAACGAAGACTTTCAAGAAATATCAGAAAGGTTTTTAAGTTCTGTAGGAGAACAGTCTGATGATATATTTGAGTATTTAAGAGACTCTGATTTTAACTTATTTAATGGTATGCAACGTGCCATAAATAGTGAAAAATTCACTCAACAGCAAAAAGACGACTATAAATATCTACGTTCTCGTTTTGACAGAGCAGACATGGGCAGCTTGAAACAATATATTGAGCTTGTTAAAGATGCTGCTGTTGATATTTCGACAGACCCAACTGCTATTGCTGCTGCTTTATTAACTCCTGTTACTGGAGGAACTTCTTTTGGTGCGAGACAGGCGGTAGCAACTGGTGTAAATCAAGGTTTAAAAAATATAGCAAAAAGTAAAATTACTCCTGCTCAAACAGTTGGAATTGCTGCAGCAGAAGTTGGTGCATGGACAGGTCTAGATAATCATTTTAGACAAAACACCGAAATAAATACCAATATGAGAAAGCTTTATTCTAAGCCTGAATTAGTAGGCAGTACAGCTATTGGAGCTTTGACAGGTGGTATTTTTGGAGGACTTGCAAGAAAAAACGAGTTCTTCCAAGACAGACTAGAAAAACTTTATACTGATGATGGCTATAGAAAAGAAGCCGGTAGTGATTTATTATATAATTTAAGAAAAGCAAAAGATACTTTACTAGCTAAAACACTTGCAAGTCCTGCTTGGATTTTAAAAACTGATGCAGAGTTTTCACCCACTGCAAGATTACTGGGTCAAAAATTTACTTCAGAGTTTGATAAAAGTTTAGTAGCTAAAACTAAACGTAGAGTAGGTTATTCATATGCTGAAGATATTAACTTTAGAAGAGGTAATTATAAACTAGGATTTGATGAAGCTGTTGCTCCAATTAGACAGGTTGGAGAAGTTTTACCAGAAGATGAACAAGCTGTTATAACTTTAATGCGAGGCGGTGAAGTTGCTGGAGCAAGTCAGGCTGTAAGACAAACTGCAGAAAATTTAAGATTATTTTTTGATCAAATTAAAAAAGATGCAGAAGAAGTTGGTCTGGACCCTAAGTATATAGAAAATTATTTTCCTCGTTCTTGGAACAGAGACGCCATTAAAAGTAATCCTGAAGTATTTAAACAAAAATTAATTGATAATAATATTGTCGAAGCTGATAAAGCTGATAGTGTTGTTGAGGGAATGTTAAATAAACAAAACGAACTTTATAGTTCTCATTCAAATCTTTTAACTCAAGCCCGTAAGTTTGAAAATTTAGATGATAATGAATTTGCAGAATTTCTTACAAATGATTTAGTTCCTGTTACTACAAATTATTTTATGAATGCTGCTAAGACTATTGAGCATAAAAAACATTTTTTAAATGCTGGTCGAGACGTTAGAGTAATAGGAAAAACTGAAGACGAAAACCTTATATTATTTAAACAAGATAATCAATCTCAGTTTGTTGAAAGATTTATTAATCCTATTGATGCTGAATTAAGGGCAGCAAGAAAAGGTAAAGGATTATCAGCTAAAGAAAAACAAAGAATTATTGATGTGTATAAATCTGTTACTGGTCAGGTTGATTACTTTGACAGTGGCTTAATCCAAGGTATCTATGATGGTACTAAACTTGCTAATGCTATGGCTTATCTGCCACTAGCTACTGTATCTTCATTGTCAGAAGCATTCATTACACTTGGTAAAGCTCCAACAAGTTCTGCTATCAAAGGAGCACAAGATGGTATTACACGAGGTCATAAATTATTTACCTCTGAAATATCTCAACTATTAAAAGAAAAACATAACTTGACAGATGATGAAGTATTAAAAGAAATGAATAGTGTATTTCTTGCCGTAGATGAAGCAATGTCTGATGTAACAAATCGTTTATCTGGAGAAGGATTACAAAATGAGTTTTTACAAAAACAAGCTAGACGTTTTTATAGATTTAATTTACTTATACCTTGGACAAAAACAGTTCAACTTGCTTCGTTTTCAACAGGTAAAGATTTAATTCAAACAAACTTAAAACAATTAGCAGACCCTAAAGGACTTAGTAAATCTAAAATAGAAAGATTAACAGGTGAATTAAATGATCTAGGTATAGATATTGATAAGGGTCTGACGTGGACTAAAAAGTATGGGGATGAAGTAACAGACCAAGCGAAGTCTGATGAGTTTTACCGTAATGATATTATTAGAGGTGCTGGAAGATTTACAAATGGAGTTATCTTACAGACATCTAGAGAATATGCAACTGTTCCTACTTTTATGACAAATCCAAAAGTAGATATATTTACACAGTTTTTAAGATATCCCACAGTTTTTGGTAATACTGTATTACGAAACTTTGCTAGAGATACAATAACTGATACTACAGTTAACGCACCTAAACTTGCAGCCTTTGTTTTAATGTCTACAAACGTTGCTAAGGCTACTAATTACTGGAGAAGTTCTCCTGAAGAAAGAGAAAGAATAAAAGACGATGGTACTGATTGGAGAGATACTTTAAAAGCCTATCAACGTGTTGGACTTCTTGGTCCATTGGAATATCCGGTTAGAATTACTGAAGGTATTTCATATGGTCAGAATCCACTAGTGGCTACAACTGGTGTTGGTGGTCCAGTCATTAATGATATCATTGGGTTAACTTTATATAACCGAGGATTTTTAGAAACAGCAGCTAGAAAAATTCCTTTAACAGGAACTAAAAATATTTTTGACAGAGCTGTCGGAGATATTATGGAAGAGTATACAGGATTTAGAGACCCTTATACTCCTTTACAAAAAGCTGCAAAAGAAATAGATAAAAAGATTCTGAAAGGATTTAGAGAAGGAGCTGATGTCGTAACAGCCAGAGAAACAGAAGAGGCTAGTTTACTTACAAGAAACAGATTATTAAAGTTTCAAGGTGGTCCTGTATCTCAAATAGACCCATACACTATGCAAGAAATAGATTATAGAGATCAGTTTTCCGTAGGTGGTGTAGTAGGCGAAGAAGTAATAGAAGGTCCGGAAGTTCCTTTTACAAAAGATAACGCTGCTGAAAGAGTTAATCCTTTTACTGGAGAACCTTATCAAGAACAAATGGATAGACTAGGTTTTAGTAAAGGTCAAATAGTCATGGTTCCTCCTGAAAAGAAAGAAATAGATAGTCTTAAAAAAACTATTGATTCTATGATTGGTTCATACGAAAATAAAAATGAATATGTTTCTAAATTAAATAACGTATTAAGTCCTTATCATAAAATAAGTTTTCCAAATTCATTTAATTTATTAAAAAGAGAACTTGTAAATTATGTTTATAAAGACGAGCCTAAACTATCATTTCAATCAGATGTTGAAAAAAGAATTGCAGAGCAGGGTAAAAATAAATTATTAAAAGTTATTAATTTTAAATTACAAAATGAATTAAATTTAAAAAAAGAGGGATGGAATCCTAGTAAAACTGCTGCAGTTTTAAAATCACCTTTTGAAAAAGTGATAGAAGTTAGTAGAGTAAAGAAAAATATTGGAGGTAAAATTGCTTCTAAATTTATTTCAAAAGCTTATGATAAATCATTGGCTCAGAAAACTCAAATAGCTACAACAGGTGGTACATATTCAAAAGCTGCAAAAATTATGGAAGACTATCAGAAATTTAACTCACTAGATTATGGTTCCGGAATGCAAGTGAATCAAGCTAAACAAGCTTTAAATGCAGACACTTTTGAACCGTTCCCTCAACTAGATAAAGCAGAAAAATATGGGATGCCTGATTTTGTAAGAGCAGAAGATATAAATAAAAAATATGATTTTATTACAAACTTTTCAGTTCTAAATGTTTTACAAAAAGCAGATCGAGATAAAGCTGTAAAAAATATTGGAAGGTTATTAGATGATAACGGTATGGCTATTATTACAGTTAGATCAAAAGATGATGTTTTAAAAGCATCACCAAAAGCAAAAAGCAAACTTTCTGATTCAGAGCTTATCACAGCAAAAGGAACTTATCAAAAAGGTTTTACCCGTAAAGAATTAAAAGAATATTTAAATAAAACTTTAGGTGAAGACTATGATGTAATGGACTTACCTAACAAATATAAAATGTCTGGTGTCGGTGTTATTATTAGAAAAGTAAGGAAGCCTTATAATGAAGGTGGTCCAGTTAGACCTGAGTACATTGGTAAAGATGCATATGAATCAGCTATTTTAAAGTTTGCTGAATCAGATTTAGATGCTCAATTACTCCGTGAGTTTGCGTGGGTTGAGTCAAAGTTTGCAACTGATAAAGAAACTTTTAGAAAAGATAACAGAAGTGCCTATCAAATAACACCTATTAGATTTCAAGACTATACAGATTCTTTAAAAGAAGATTCTGAAGTAGGTGCTGGATTAAGAAGATATGTTTCAAAGATGGAAAAAAAATATGGAGCAAATTATCAAGACATCGCATATGATGACCTCAACAATCCTGAAATAGCTACCCTAGTCACAAGGGCTTTATTAAAAAGAGTACCGGAACCAATCGGAGAAACAAAAGAAATAAGAGCAAAGCAGTGGAAAAAAGACTGGAACACGGAAGAAGGGGCAGGTACTGTAGAGAAATATTTAACAGATTTAAAATATTTAAAATAATGTTACTATATACAGAAAAGCAATTAGACGTGGCATACAGAATAGACTGTAAAGCTCGTAGTCAATCAGATGAGCCTTGGATAACTCGTGAAGACTTTAGACCTTTGTATGAAGATTTGATAGAATCTTACATGATTGCATACAAAGAAGATGATATTTTTTCTACAACTATACCTGAGTATTTAGTAGATTCAGTAAATGATTTACTTTCTTTAACTTTAACTACAGAAAATTAGTATGGGTTTTCCTTTTGAAATAATTACAATGCTTGGTTCAACGTTATTAAGTGGATTACTTAGTCTATGGTCTCAACGTATGAAGGCTAAACAAGAAGAACAGAAGATGTTAATTGCTAGAACTGAAGTTCAAAATGCTGCTATCTCAGATGCTAGAACTTATGAGAACAAAGGATTTCAATGGACAAGAAGAATTATAGCATTGACAGCAATTTTTTCTATTGTATTACTTCCAAAGCTTGTACCGTTATTCTATCCTGAAGTTTTAGTTACAGTTGGCTATACCAATTGGAAGCCCGGATTTTTATTTTTTACAGATGGAAAAGAAATATTTGAATGGATTTCATTTAATGGATTAGTTATCACTCAACTAGATACTAATTTAGTATCAGCTATTATTGGTATGTATTTTGGTGGCAGTCTTGTCAAGAAATGAAAGAGTTTATAAGTGCCATAGAGACTATAGGGATTCCGGCTGCTGCTGCAATAGGCTTGGGTTACTTAGTATGGACACTATTTAAAAGTTTAATTTCAGACATCCACAAAAAACTAGATACGCAACACACGATGATTGTTTCCTTGATTGATAGGATAAGGCAAATGGATAATGATATGATACGTATCGACACATTGGTTCGTACTGCATTAAAGTTACCACCAGACGTTGCTAGAATAGCTCGGGCTGATGGTAAGAAAGACGTAAGAAAAGATTAGAGTTACTTTAAAACGTTTAACTCTCTTTGTAAATAGTTATGTAAATCCCCCATTTTATTTTTTCCTTTCTTTAAAATAGCTTTTATTATATCTCGTTCATCTACAGGAAATATTTCGTCTACTTTGTTTTCAGGAAGCATACTAAACTCTGTAACAATTTTATTATCTCTTGTAAGAAGCACTTTAAAACTTACTAAGTTAGCTTCACTTTTATTAACCATTATCACTCTCCAAATTTGCAAAGGTTATCTTATCCTGTCTACCACGTAGTCCTGCTTTCATGTAAGAAGTAGCACGACCTTCAAAGAAGTTCTGATGTTCAACACCCATCACTTCATCCAACCAACCTAGAGGATTCTCACGTTGGTCATAGTTGGTTTTAAGACCAAGCTGTAACAATCTTCTATCGGCTATGTATCTATTGTAAGCATACATATCTTTCTTGGTAAGACCCTGTAAGTCTCCCATATCAAACACTAGGTCTAAGAATTTATCTTCTAGTGTTACCATCTGTCTACAAATCTCGTAGAGTTCTGCTTTAAAATCATCTGTCCATATCTCTATGTTCTCTTGAATAAACTCTCTAAACAATTTAGTCATAGCTTCAACATGCATAGACTCATCACGGATAGAGTAAGTAACTATCTGTCCCATACCTTTCATCTTGCCGAACCTTGGAAAGTTTAACAAGATTGCAAAGCTACTAAACAACTGTAGTCCTTCTGTAAAAGCTGAATAGACTGCTAAAGTTTTTGCAATACTTTTCTTATCTTTCTTGATGGTCTTGATGTTATGAACATACTCGTGTTTATCAGCCATTTCTTCGTACTCTGCAAAAGCTTTGTACTCTATCTCAGGCATACCCACTGTATCAAGGAGTAAGCTGTAAGCATGTTGATGGATAGACTCCATGTTTGCAAACGAACCCATCATCATACGTGCTTCAGGCTTTCTAAATATACGCATGTATCTATCGACATAACCTGCACCAACGTCTACATCGGATTGAGTAAACAACCTAAAGATTTGGGTAAGTAAATTCTTTTCTTTTGAATCTAACTCCTGCCAATCTTTTACATCAGTGTGTAGTGGTACTGACTCCGGCATCCAATGCATTTGGTTTTGTAAGACATAGTAGTCAAACATCCACGGGTTATCGAATGGTTTGTAGTAATCTCTCGTGTCTAATAAGCTCATCTGTTCTCCTTGTTAAATTTCTTAACTAAATATTTTAAATTTTCAATTACGTATCCTGCGTAATCTTTTGTTTTTGAGAATGGGTCTTTATGTTCATCACAATAATCTAACCACATCCTACTTGTAAAGCCAGAAAACTTCTGACTAAACACCTTGTCAAAGTCTGATTGTTTCATATTAATCCTTTGGTAAATAAACTATAACAGCAGAGTTACATTTAGGACAAGTTAAATTAGTTTCCATAATATACTCATCGTTCTCATCTTCTATGTCGTGATCTCCACCCCATATTAGTTCTGTTCCACAATGCCAACAACCCATACTATCCCTCACAAGCTATACATTCAGCATCATCTAATTTAATACGCTGAACTTTTAAGTTTACATTTTCTACACTACGAGCAGCATTAGACCTGAAGTAGTATAGAGATTTAAGTTTGTTCATCCCATACCAGTGTACATCATTAACGTACTGCATGTACTCATCGTGTACTTCCTGTGACTCTGTAGCCTTTGGAAGTGTAAAGAAAAGATTAACTGATTGTGCTTGACAGATAAACTCTTGTCTTTTAGAAGCATGTTCTATAATCCATATCTGATCTATCTCATTAGCAGTTTTAAATATTTCTTTTTCATCATCTGTTAAGATATCAAGGTGCTGTACTGAACCATCGTTACCTGCAATGTCTTTCCACAATGCAGTCAACTCATCTTTCTTTAAACCTTTATCTTGTAGTATCTCGTCTAAGTATTTGTTTTTAACTTGGAACGAACCTGAGAGAGTCTTGTGCGTATAAACGTTAGCACGATATGGCTCAATCGAAGGAGAAGTACCGCCACATATGATACTAGAACTAGCGTTAGGAGCAACAGCGAGTAGATGAGCATTACGCCTCCCACTACCACTGACATCAGGAGCTTCACCCCTGTCCTCTGCAAGTCTTTCAGAAGCTCTGGTTGCTTGTGTTTTAAGATATTTAAACGCTTTATGATTGAAGCCCGTAGCATAGATACCTTCAAAAGGTAAGTTGCGTGATTGGAGATACGAATGGAATCCCATCGCACCAAGACCCAACGACCTTTCTCTATAAGCCGAGTAGGCAGACTTAGTAAAGCCTTCTTTGCCCTGCTTAATATGTTTTTGAAACCTTTTAAAGTTTGCATTGTACTCTCCTAAGTTATCTGTATCGACAGCGTTATCAATATAATGTTGAAGCACGTTGTCTAGCATGGTTATTAAATCTTCAATGAACATAGGGTTTTCTGACCATTCATCAAAGTATTCTAAGTTGACAGAAGATAAACAACATACTGCTGTTCTTTCTTCGTTAGTAGGTAACGTAATCTCAGAACAAAGATTGCTCTGTTTGATTTCTAATCCTAAATCTTTTTGTTCTTTAGGTAAAGCTTCGTTACATCTATCTATGTTGACCATGTAAGGCTCACCTGTCTCTGCTCTAGCATTAATGATCTGCCACCACAAGTCTCTAGCATTTACAATCTTAGTAGGCTCGTTAGTCTTAGGGTCAATCAATCTAAAGTCTGCATCTTCTTCAACAGCTTTCAAGAACTCATTGGTAATGTTAATACCATTATGAAGATTAAGATTCTTACGATTAATATCTCCACCTGATTCTTTACGCATGTTAATGAACTCTTCAATCTCCGGATGAGATATATCCATGTAAGCTGCATAAGAACCACGTCTTGTTGTGCCTTGATTAAAGGCTAACATCTGAGAATCTACGACATGGATGAAAGGAATTGAACCAGTAGAACGACTGCCATGAGTAGTAGAAATACCGTTACTCCTAATATCTCCCCAATATCCACCAATACCTCCGCCTGAACTCGCCAACCATATATTCTCGTTATAGTGAGCAGATAAACCATCCCTGCTGTCAGGTACATAATTGAGGAAACAGCTAATAGGAAGCCCACGACTTGTTCCTCCGTTACTAAGTATAGGAGTGCTAAACATGAACCAACAGTTGGAACTGTAGTGATAAAGCCTTTGAGCCAAGTCAAAATCTGTGTGACCTTTGTAGGTAGCTCCGAAGACTGAGGCTCTGGCAAATGCTTCCTGTGCGTGTGTTTCTTTAACTTCGATTTCCCCATCTTTATTACGTTTCTCCCATAAGTATCTATCCTTGAGTGTGTCAAGGCTAAACTTATCTAAATTTTTTTCGTTACTATAATTTATTTTTATACCAAGATATTCCTTGATACCTACTTTATCTTCTATCATTATATGTTCTCTTTGTCGTGTACATAAAGCATTATTATAGCATAGTGTAATATTTTAAGCAAGTCTTTTCTGTTCTTTCCTTCTTTATTACCGTAGCGTTTAGCATACTTCATAATATTACCAAGACTAAAGCCCTCACCATGTCCCGAATCAATAATAACATCGGTAGCCTGATATTTATCGGATGCATAATGCTGACTGTATGTAGCATCAATGTATCCTTTAAGCTCTTGTAATAGTTTGTCTTCATTAAATTTGTAATTAGTTTTCTTCATGTTTCCATTCCTTAGGTAAAGTCTCTTCGCTATACCATGTAAAGTTATTTGTTTCAGCCCATTCAGCATGTGTTCTTTTTGTTCCATCTTTCCTAACCTTGGCTCCCGGCATAGGAGAGAAAGGCTTTTGAAATAAAAATATTAACTCAGTATTTTTTGGAAGTGCTTTTCTAATATGAATATATTTACTGTACTCAGCGTGGTCCCAAAACCTACCCTTTGCTTCTAAGAGTATTGTCTTACCCTCTATCTCTCGAACAAAATCAGCTTCGTATTTATGTTCAACAACATATTGTATGACATCCCAATGATGTTTCCAGTCTTGAAGTATTCCCAAATGAATGTCATACTCCCATCGACTGTCATACCCTTTAGGTACGTTAATCTTTTTAGGTCTAGGTTTTCTAGGTACTCTTCTAGGCATTAATGAATGCTCCGAGCTTCTCTTGAGTCTACTTCTATTTTAAGAATTGTTGATAAGTCTGTTAAAATATCACTGGGTATAGCATCAATTGGTTCACCACTGGCTAACTCGTGTGCAAGTAGTAATAAAATTTTTTCTAATCTATCATTATTTTTCATGTATAATATCCTCGAGAGTTATCTCATTTATTGGTTTAGTTTTTGAAACCTTTTTAATTTTTTTAACTATCCACTTTAATGAAAAAGAAGAAAGCCGAATCTGATTATTAGCATAAATATGAGTGTCTGTAGGTAGTAAATCAAATGCATTTTGTTTATCTATCTTTTCTTTTTCTGAATCAGACACCAAATTTTTAACCCAATCAACCAAGAGTTCTAGTGATTTTTTTCTAATTTTTTTAGCTCTTTGTGCATTCATAATATCTCCTCCACGTTTGGAACTTTAACAATATTTGTAAAATAAACTGGTCCTTTGGCATACTTAAAAACTCTTAAACCTTTACCATTATTACTGTCAGAATGGCACTTATATTTATAAGGACAATAGGTACATTCTTTTGGAAGCTTCATGTTTCCTGCTTTACCTTCGGCTATTGAAGGATAGCAAAAATCAGGAGGTGTTTTTTTCTTGATAGCTTTTTTTATAGTTTTAATTCTATCTTTAATATTCGGCTTATCTAAATCTTCAGGTCTAAAAAGAGTTAGTTCTCCAGTTTCTTTATTAATTACTAAGAAACCACCAGCACTGGTTTGTTCTGCTGCTTCATATCCGGCAAGTTGTGCTAGATAACCAAACGTATCTTGTTCTGCTAGTGTTCCATCATTAAATTTTTTAAATGCATATCCAGACGCTGACTTAACATCGACAACTTCACCATCAATTTTACAATCCATGTGTCCTTTAATTCCACTAACAGTTACTTCTTTTTGTTCTGAATCAACACTGTGTCCTGCAAGTCTAACAAAAAATAAAAGTAGAACCTCTAGTAGATGTCCATACAAAAATTTAATAAAAGTGCTTGGTTGTAGTTCAGTGTCGGCATCTTTTTCTTCATGCATATCAAACCATAACTGCCTATCAGGTTTTCCAATATTAGACATACGAAGATTATTAGACGTAGCCCTGTTAGCTCCAACAGGAGTAGCCCAGTCGACTAATGCTTGAGTCATATCTTCGCTAAACTTTTCTAAAAGTTTTGGAGGAATAACAATAGGCTCACCCTTTGAAAGGGATGATATTGTATTATATATATCAGGTACTAAATTGTCAAGCTGTTTCTTTTTCATATTCTTCCTCAGTTATACTATCAATTAAACTGATAGCTTTTTTAATAGACAGTTTAAACCATTCACCATTTCTTTCTATAGCTTGTTTGCTACAAAGCTTGTGTGCGTTTGATTCAGCAAGTCTTCTGTTTTTAAAGTCTTTATAATATTCAAGTTTATAATCCCGCATAGGCGAAGATGTTTGATATTGGTTACATCTGTCAATTGCTTCTATAGCCATACCAACTTTAATCCAGCCTTTCCAAGCAGGGTTTGTAATAATATATACTTGACCTTCTTTACTACTAGAATAGCTAGATAAAGATTGAAACGCAGCATCTTCAAATGTTTTGTAATGTCCGGGTTTATACAACGGATGAGTTTTACTTATGTACTTACCGTTAACAAACATTCGTTCTGTGTTTCTTTTAGTATATTTTTCTAAAGTCGCATAGCATGGAATACATACTTTTTCTTTTCTTTCTTTACGTGAGGGTTGCCAATTATCATCAGTTAATTTAACCCCACACTCGTTACAATTAATGTGTGTCACTCCAGTTTCCTCCTATTTTATATTCACCATCTAACGGACAACGCATGTTAAAATATGTTCCTGCATCTATAATACTTTCAACAGCAAGTTGACCAACTCTATTAGCTTGACATTCTTTTACTTCTATTTGCCATTCATCATGAATATTACCTACAAATTTATAATCAAGATTTGCAAGAGACAAACGAGTATTCAGTAGTATCAACCCCTTTTTCATTGCTACTGCTCCTCCTCCTTGTAATAAGGTATTTAAAGCAGCGTGTTCATGTCTAACAAATATCTTTCTACCATCTAAACCTTTTAAAAATTTTTTCTTTGCTGCTCTATCAACTCGTTCTTTAAGAGTTCTAAGTGTTGGGAGACTACTAAAAAAGCGTTCTCGCAACTTCTTACCGTCTGCTCTGCTTCCATTAACAATGCTTCCAAGTTTTTCGTCTCCTGCTCCGTATATGAGTGCATAGATGAAAGTTTTTGCCTGATCTCTTGATTCAAGTCCAGCAAACTTTTGGTTAGTTGTGTGAATGTCTCCATTGATAATTTCATTTACATACTCCTCGTCAGCCATGTAGTGTGCTAACATTCTTAATTCTAATCCACTTGCATCTACACCTACAAGTTTATATCCATCAGGTACTGTCCAACAAGACCTGCACTCTTTACCAAAAGGACTATATACAGCAGGTACTTGAGCCATGTTTGGGCTTCTGTGTGCCATTCGACCTGTAATAGTACCAGTACAAATAACAGAACCATGAACTCTGCCATCGTTTTTAACAGCATCTAACCATGACTCAACTTGAGCAGCTCTTTTTTGTAAGAGTAAAAACTCTGCAATTAATTGAGCTTCTTTAATATGAGATATTTTTTTTAGTGTTCCTTCATCAACAATAGGTTGTCCTGTTGGGGTAAATCTTTTAGGCTTCCAACCAAAATCAATTAAGTACTCACCTATTTGTTTTCTACTTCCAAGATTAAATTCTTGTAGCTCTTGCCTCATGAAAGAGTTCATATCATTAGTCTCTTTCCTTTCTAAATATTCCTCTTCAGTTAAACCTGACTTAGACAGTGTTCCATCTTTTTTAAGTTTTGGAAACACACGTTTAACATCCACAAGTTTAGGTTTAAAAGTATGATGAACTTCTGTTTCGACTTCTTTTTTTCTTTTATTTAAAGAACTTAATAAAAGTGTAGCATTTTTTTCATCAAATAAAAATCCTTGTTGTTCCTGATCTGATAATATCTTACTTGTTTCATGTTCAATTTCTACAGAATCTTTACTAAATCCTGAACTGTCTGATCTAAGTTTTTCTAAAACTAATTTATTTACTTTTACATCTTGAATACAATAGTCCATCATTTCTTTACTGTAAGATTTAAAATCAGGCGAGTCTGACTTAGGGCAGTTGAGTTTCCATCCCCATTTTTCTAGGCTGTGTCCACCTTCTCTTGTCGGGTGTAACAGTCTTGATAGGGTCAAGGTATCAAGAACTTTAGCATGTTTATATAAATCAACATGCTTTAGTTTTTTAATTATGGGGAGATCAAAGCCAATGATGTTGTGACCAACTAGAATATCGGCTGACTTTAGAAACTCAATGCCCTCGTCAATTTGTGTAGGATCAAATGAATATACTTTATTATTTTCATCAATAGCAACAATACACCAAATACTATCAGCAGCCGGAACTCTTTCCAGTTCCCCTGTTTCTTTATTTTTTGATTCAAATTCCCAAAGCAATCCATTCGTTTCAATATCAAATACTAATTCCATAATGTTATCCTAAAAAGAGTTTATAATATCATCTTCAATATTAAATTCATTATCAAATATTTCAGATAATCTTCCTGTATCTTTATCGTAAATTAAAGAAGTTGCCATGCCTACGTCACCTGTGTATCTTGATTTAAGTACACGAAGTCTTGTAGTCCTTGCTTCTTCTTGATCGTCTGATTGTTGATTACGTTCCAATGCAATCACACAATCTGATAGCTGTCCAATGCTGTTAGAGCCACGGAGGTGAGAGAGACTAACTTCAATTCCATTCTCATGTCCTTTGTTACCATCGACTCGTCTGAGGTGGGATACAAGAATTAAACCTGCACCCGTCTCTTCAACTAAACTTCTAAGTCTAGTCATAATATTATCAATGGCTCGTCTCTCATCACCTTCGGCAAGGGCACTCACCAGCATATGTAAATGATCTACGACCACCCACTTACAATCACAACCAACAATTAAATATCTTAACTTTGCAAAGATATCATCTATTTCATTTGTTCCAAAATGAGCATGTATAAATACTTTATCATCTGCAAAAACTTTATCAAACATAGCAATCAATGTATCTTCATTAAACTTTTCTCTTTCTTGATCAACATATAATCTAGCATTTGCTTCAATAGAAAGGACACCATCCACTGTTCTTCTCCAGTCCTCTTCAAGTGCTATGATTCCTACATTATCATTAGTATTTTTTACAAGCCAATGTTCTAGTTCCCTCGTGATACTAGACTTACCAAGTCCTGTTCCACCTGTAAGAGTTACAAGCTCACCTTGTCTCAAGCCATACAGCTTTTCATTTAAACCCTTCCAAGGGTAGGGAACACTTTCCTTTTTCTCACGATTTAAAAAGGCTTTTTGTTTTTCAGAAACACGTATGATACCACTTGGAGTATAGGTCTTTGCATCCCACCAAGAATTAGTAAATTCTTTATATTTTGATTTGATAAGCATGTCGTTAGCATCTTTGTAACCATTAGGAAGAGTTACAATTTTAGCTTTTCCCGGCTTAATTATAGTAGCAACCTTTTGAGCTGCTTCTCTACCTTGTTTATCTTTATCAAAACAAATAACAATATTATCAAAACTTTCTACATATTCTAAATTTTCTTTAATGTCTTTGACTGCTGAAGCTGCTCCTCTAATAATCGACACGACTGCCCACTTACTACCGAGTAGTTCATAGGCAGCCATAGCATCACACTCTCCCTCAGTAATCGTTAGATATTTTCCTCCTTCTTTAAATAATTGTTGTCCGAACAGTCCAACACCTGAAGGTGACACATCAAATGAGAACTTTTTATCACGAACATATCTAACTTTGTTAGCAGTAATTTCATTGTTAATATACAGTGGATAAATGTGTTGTGCTAATTGTCCTGCTTGATCATAAACAACTTTAACACCATATTTTTCGGCAGTTTCTTTTGAAATATTTCTATCAGAAAGTTTGGCAAAAACACCCCCATGGTGATTTAATTCTCTTACCGTTTCTCTTACAACTGGTGATTTTTGTAATGATTCTACTGTATTCTTGCTTTTAAAAGTTGGAAAGAACTCATCGCAACTAAAGCACTTTGCAGAACCATCTTCATTAACAGACAAGGCATCGCTGCTTTTACAAGCAGGGCAAGGCTGATGATACTTAATAAATTTTAATTGATTTTCCATGTTTGACCCTTGAAATAAAAAGGCACCCATATTGCAGAGTGCCTTGGTTAAAAATAACTATTGAGATTCAGTTGTATCTTCTTTCTCAGTAGTCTCTGTCTGCTCTATCTTAGCTTCATCACACTCTAAAAGTAACTGTTCCAAGTTAGCTCTATGTGTTCGTGAAGCAAAGTCTAAAGCTTCAATAACGACTTGCAAAGTACCTACTTTTTGTACAGTTACAGTAGCTTCCTGCTTCTTTTGCTCATCGTCAATGTTATTGATGTCGAATAAGTTTTCACCATCTTCATTTCTAATAGTGATAATCATTTTAAAATTCTTCTCCACCATCAATAGCTTCAAACTCTGCACCATCCCCTGACTTATACTGTACTAAGTCAAGCACTTGCATAGCTTGAAAATCAAGCCCTTTAAAGTTTCCATATTTATTCGAAACTTCCCATTCATTATATTGAACTTTAACTCTAGAACCATTGCCTACTAACTCATCCATTGGGACTTTGTTAGCATCTACAAGCGTGGGTGCTTTGCGAACCATCCCGTTGGGACCATTCACTTTACGTTTAAAGTTTATAGATCGACCAACAACTTCGTCTTGAATCGTTAGATTTTTTACTTTAAATCCACGTCTTTCAAAGTCATCAGCCACTGAATCCTCAAGCACTAAATCTACTGTATACACAGGCTCAAACTTAGTGTTTGGGGTTGTTACACTAGCCCAATAGGCTACTCCTTCTTGTATTGCCATATAAATACCTCCTTGGTTTGGCGTTTTGTGAAAACAATTATACACTAATCACTTGAGGATGTCAAGCAATATGTCTTTCATTGTTATGTGTGTTGTATCAAATAAAGTTACAATAAATTTTTCACCTTCTTTTTTAATCTCGTAAGGTATTTTATTCTCATAAAATTCTTTATAATTTTTTGTAATATATTCATCAAACTTTCTTAATTGTTTCTTGTCAAAAATAGCTGTGGTTTCTTCTTCTAACATTCTCTGATATAAATAATTCATAAAGCTCCTTATTAATTAATTGTAAATGGTATTGAACAATTTGTTGTTGTAACACTTTCAAAATTTAAATCTAAAACGTATCGTTTAACAGCTCTTTTTAATCTTGAATTATTAGTACCTATAATATTAATATTGATAGGTGTTCCTACTTCGAGATCAAACTTAGCATTAAATTTTTCAGTATTTTTTATTGTAATATTTTTAATATAAGTTACAAATTTTCTATTTGATTTAGGTCTAGGACATGAAGCCTTTGATAAAGATTCTTTAACAATTTTAGAAGGGGTCTGAGGCTCACTGAGAGTCTCTGTATAAACCTCTTTGCTCTGTCCCAATGCTTGGGTACCAGTCAACACTCCGAAACCTCCTGTGGCTCCTGTCGTATTGACTATTTCTTCAGAAGTTTCAAAAGTATTTTCAAAATTTTCAACCTCTTGTCTTAATTCATCAAGCAAAGATAAAACATTAAGAATGTCTTGTGAAGTTTCATACTCTAAACTATTTATTCTATCTTCTAAATTATTTATAGAATTTAAAATAACATTTTGTCTAGCTAAAACATTATCATAAATATCCGTCTTAGCATCTAGTTGAATTTGTAAAGTTTTTAAAGCTTTACGCATACCTTTTACGTCTTCTGAGTTATCACTTATTTTTGAGCCAACAGTCCAAGATGTGGTGGTTGCTCCAATAAATAAAATAAATAATAAAATTTTAAATATAATATTTTTTTTCATTTGTCTCCTGTTTATTTAATTAATAATAAATAAATCTTAACATAAAAAAACTACTTATGTCAAGATTTAATAGTAACTTTATGCAACCTCCTGTGCTGTCCACCAAGTAGGCTTAGTTCTATTGCGTTCCCATTTGGCATAGTGTTTTTCGTTAATGCAGTAATCACGATAAGCAACAATAGGGTCTTCATCTTTGTACTCCTCAGGCATAGCCTGTGCTAATGGTGTCATGCTTGTATGTGTAATGTTGTCGGGCATCTTACTCAATGGTTCTTCTAGCTTGACAACACTTGCATGTTTCCTACCATACCTATACTCATACTCCAAGCCTAGTGCTAGGAAGTGTCGATACAACCATGAGTAGTTAGAGCTAGATTCTCTAGCCCATATAGTACATGGGTGATTCTTATATGCTTCTTTGTACAAACCATTAGCATCTGCATACTCATCACCATCTAAAACTCTGTGTGCTGTACACAACATCTGTGCTGTTTCCAATGGCATCTTGACTAGCATCTTATCAGGCTGTGCTTCTGCTGATATGGTTGGACATTCATCAAAATAAAATATGTTCACTTACCACCCTCAATTTCAAATGCTTCATTAAGATGATACAGTAAGTCTGCTATGGCATGTACCTCTTGGATATCTATACCCCCATACTCAAACAAACTAGTCACACCACTTCTAGATTTACGATAGTTCTTTTTAATCCATTCCAAATGTCTTGCTGGAATTTTAATTGTTATTTTTTTCTCGTTCATTTACCTTGCCCTCGATATTTTTTGAAGTTGCTTTTCTTGTTCTTGTTCATAGTAGAGAAAGCAACATTACCTCTACCTTGACTTGTCTTTTTACCTCTGCCTTGTGTAGCAGAAGTATATGTACTCTTAGTCCACGTCTTCGCCATAATACTCCTCTATATTTTTCTTACGCTTATCGTTAAACTCTGTAACTCTTCTACCCGAAACATAATCAGTTGTGCTCTCTGTCCATTTACCATCATTGATTCTTATGTCAATATATTTTACTTGGTTATCTTCAGCTTCTTTTTTTAATATTTCTTTTTGCTTTTCAACAGCTTCATAAAACTCAGTCATTGTTTATCTCCCTTTGTTTTTTAAGTTCCATCAACTCATTCCACTTGTAAAACTTTTTAGTCTCTGCATCCCAAAAGTTTCCACGCTGTACTCTTGGTGGTACATAAGGTTCTATTTTATTCTTGTCAACCAAGTACATATACAGCCCTGTCATTGCAACAAGTAATACACCTGCTATGACTACTAATATTATTTCCATTCTATAAAACCCATGTATGGTTCTTCTCTGTGTCCTTCTGATAAAAACTCTACTCTGTCAACAACTTCTTGTAAGTCATATGTTGTTGCAGTTGTTTCGCCTTCATCATCATGCCCCATAATCAAGCCTTTACCTGCAAAGTTTCTACCCGACCAACTAAAGTATCTTTGATTACCTTCAACCAATAGTCCTTCATCATCTACATACAAATCATCTGCATCAGATAGACTTACTACATCAAAGGTACTGCATTCTATTAGATCATAGATTTCTTTATAGTCCCCACCATATACGACTTCTTTGACTGTCTCGTCAAATGGATTTACTAAAATTACTCGCACTTATTATCTCCTTAAATTTAACACCAAGTAGTTTATGTATCCTGTCTTCAAACAAACTGACATGATCTTTAACTGCTTCTTGTTCTTTTGTTGTCATTACATCCCAATCATCTACTATAGATTTAGGGTCTATCTTTAAAGTATCAAACACTTTCATAAGCTCATCTGATATTATATGTTTAGCTTTTACTTTTGCTGTTACTTTAATTTCTTTATATTGTATCATAAAATATTTTACCTAGTCAATAGACACATACTTAAAAGGTTTAACAGACATCATGTTTTCTAAAAAGAATTGTCTGTAATCACCATCAGTATTGATACAACCACCTACTAATATATCATCATCAGAGTTGTATTTAATATCTGATACAGTCAACAGCATTCGTTGTTCATGCTCACCTGTTTCAATTTTGTGATACTTAAACATCAAACCATAGCCATTAAAGAATGCTTTTGCTACTGCTTTTTCTATTATTGTGTATTCTTTATCCATCAGTTAGTTCCTCCAATTTATCTTGTAGTTCTTGAATAATATCTTGTAAGTCTTCAACAGTTTGTCTTAACTCAACAACCTCATTGTTTAAATCTATGATGTCGTCTTGTGCATTATCAATGCAAGACTCTACATCTTCTTGTCTAAAGGTTAAGTCTCCAATCCTATCATGTATTTTTTTATCTAATTTTTCTAAGTCTGTTAGTGTTGTTTCGTTTACTGCATACATTATATTGCCCTCGCATTTATTAAATCAATTACAAAGCCTGAAGTATCCTTCTTGGCTTCACCTTTTTCGATAAGACCTACCACCACTTGAGTTTCATCCAAGAATCTCATGTCATGTTTGTCCCCATCAATTACTTTAAATCCTTTGAACACTTTAGGTAGAGCATCACGAAAGACTACTGCTATGTTGTTTGATACTTTATCAATTAGAGAAGCATACTTATCATCAGCCTCGGAATAACTCCAAGTCAAATGATAATTAGGTATGTGCTCTACCTTGCGTGTTGGAATTTTTGTGTAGTCATAGAACTGAATCTGTGGAAACATAGCAAAGATATTTTCATAGCCATCAACCTCGATAGTTTCCCATTGAATATCACTTGTACCATTAAGACGTAGGGCAGGTTTTTTATCAAGCCTATCACATTCCTTCAAGAATTTATTTACATCTTGTACAAGCTGTCTCATGAACTCCTGCTGGTCATTTAAAAACAGTAGAGTTTTCCTGACTCTAGCCTTGCGAACATTAGAGAATTTACCCATACCTGCTGTGTCTAAACATGGCTCACTGCACTTGGCAATCTTAGCATAAGGACATACAGTTCTCTTACCATCTGCTTCATCATCAGAAGCTAGATAGATTATACGACTAAAGTATTTGTCAGATAGCTTGTTGCTTTTTTCAATCTTGGTGCTACCACTAGATAGCAAATTATATTTAGGCATTGTCTTTCTCCATGTGTTCTAAATCTTGAGTTGATATTGCTTGACTACAATGCTGAGATAAAAACTCAATCATTGCATAGGGTACAGGTGTATGAATATTTTCATAACAATACTCTAGGCAATCAGCTTCTAAGTCTGGTCGACTGTCAAGTACCCATAGCTCATGTACATTATCTCTCATGTTGTCCATGATAGTGCTGTTAATCTCGTTACTCATAAGTTTCTCCTATAAAATTAAGTGGTAGTTTTTTAGTTCCGAAGATGACTACCAACTCCTCCAACAGCAACATAACTATCGGTTTTTATAGTGCCTGTCAACACTGGTTTTTCAGTAAACCAAACTCCCTATTTTAGATTTATACTCACACTCTAGGGACTGATGAGTCTTGTCCATTCCTTACTCGGACAAATTTGTAGTTAGTGCGTCCATTCCTTACTCGGACAAATTTGTAGTTAGTGCATGGTGGTTTAGTTCTCATTTACTTTTATCCTTAACTCGCACTTCAGACATATAAGACCAGTGGGATTTTACAAAGGCTCACTCCTAACTACAAAGTGTAGTGGTAGTTTTTTCTCCACAGTAAACTACCAAATTCTGCACCTTGTTCTTGAGATACATGGACAGGTATTTTAATCCATGCACTACCTAGATTATTACGACTAGGAATTTAAAGTCATAGGAACTCCAAATACTATTCTATTGAATAGTCTTTTAAGATACCCTGTTTCAGTTACATATTTAATATGTTGTAAAGAACTTAGTGTATTGTCAACATTCATTTTTACACGATTCATTTCAAGTATTTGCATTCCTTTATTTTGTTTAGTTAATGGAATTTTTCTTGAAAAATATAAAGCTCTTTGAGGATTTGATCTTTGACGATAAACTGAAACTTTTCCATAATGAAATGAATCAAAAGTCTCGCCTTGCTCATAACCAAATCTATCTTCAATTGCTCTTATTCTTACAATATTTGCATTTAGTTGTTTATGTGAAAAGTCCCACAACCATTGTGGAACAGGCGATGCAGTTTTAATAGCTTGAGTAGTTTTACTACCATTTCGACTGTAAGTTGTTTTTGACATAATGTACTATCCTCATAGTTTAGTATAGTTCCAAAGAACTAAATATTAATAAAAATGCTAGTTATTTGTACCCATCAACTAGCAACTGGGAATTTTCTATATAATCGCAATGATGTCTATATAGATCGGGTGAGTTTCTTGCAGATTGTCTTTAAATTATTGTATGCTGGAGTTTCTCATTATCCCTTGATAAGCAAGTTAATCATTATATCCGAGTTTATTATCGGCTCTTTTAATGCTTATCCAAATAAATTGTTGTTGTCTTCGTTTGCTAAAACAGTATAGCATGGCAAAAAACAATCTGTCAAGCCACCCACACTTAATTTTCATAAGCTAATAAGGTTCCCATATCATAAGGTTCCCAATACCACCCTGCATCATCTAATATTTTTTCTAATTCAGGATGAATATAATCATTATAGCCACAGCTTTCAAATATAAGCTGATCTTTATAAATATTTCCACTACCTTTAAACCAAATACCTTTGTAAGTATCATTATCATAAAACTCTGATAATGGAACAGCATTAGCTTTTGGTATTAAACGGTTTATTTTATTAATTAAATGTCCTTGTTTCATAATTTTCCTTGTAATTTAACATTAGTTGTGATATAATCTCTATAAAGTTTTATAAAGCTAAACAGTAAAGAACAGTAAAGATAACAATAAAGATTGTTAAACAGTTGCTCAATACTGCTTAGTCTATATAGCTTATCATTTCTTGTCAAAGTTTGTCAAGTCTTGATCAATACTATCAAATTCTTGATATTCATTTCTAAATTCTTCTATGGTTTTAAGTTTTAATACTTCTTGTTCCATAAAATCTTTAAAAACTTCCCAATCATCGTTTTCCATAAGTTTCTCCTATAATTAAAATTCTAATGTTGGAATATTGTAAACACAATTGAAAGGATTGTTACCTAATTGAGAATACTTTAAATCTCTAGCTTTGATATTAAAATCATTCAAAGGTGTTTCAATTCTTGTGAAGCCTAAACAAGTTGTTTGTCTAGGGGATACATTACAATGAGTAACTTCAGAAATATAAAGATCATTTGAAGTTTGCTTGTTGTAATCTTTGGCTTTGTTGATGTAATCCTTGTAATTATTAGACTTTACTGTTTGAATACTCTCAACTTGGCGTGAGCCATTTTGATTTCGTTCTTTAAATATATACTTGATTTGTATCATGTGATTTTCCTATTTAAATATCGGCAACAACATTGTTCCTCGATGTTTTTCTATTTTGGCACGACAAAAAAACTTTGTCAATACCCCTCTGAAACCTGCGTGGTTGTGGGCTTTGTTGCAATCTTGTGGTTACTATAGTAACTATAGTATTATAAGTCTGATTTATAATGGTCGTTGCAATCCTTTGAATATTTAAGTAATTTTACTAAAAGGGGCTGAAAAAAAGATTGAAAAAAAATTATTTGACATCTGAAATTTTTTTTTGCTAGAATGGGTCAACCGATCAGAAATGATCATTTTTTAACACTGTATATATATACAGTATTTTATAGGAAAATATAATATGAAAAAATCTAACTCACAACTAAACGCAGTAGAAACTAGCGATGTTTACAAGTTAATCAATAAGGTCTGTTGGCATCTAGCTAATGATGTTTCAGATGCACCCAAGGAAACTTCAGCAAAAAAACAAAAATTTGCTGAATTAAGATGCACCCAAGGAAACTTCAGCAAAAAAACAAAAATTTGCTGAATTAAGACGGCTAATCAGAGCTGAATTTTTAACTTATGATCGAGAAACTAAACTAGCTAGACTGAATAAAGATATTGCAGTCCTTGATAAATATCTAACAGTGAAAAGAATGCCTAAGGCGTTTCAACCTAGCACTGCAAAAACTAAAAGAATCTAGCAACTAGATTTTTAAATTAAAGGGATTCTACGGAGTCCCTTTTTTTTGTCCAAAATAAACCCCATTTAATCAATTTCAATAAATTTAAGTATCAAATATTAAAAATAACTCTGAAGCTCTGAGAGGCTCTGTATTAAACGCTAATATTTTTCTAGTACTTACCTAGCCACCCTATACCCTATCGTTTAACAGTGAAGCTCTAAGAAGCTTCTAGCTGTTATTTTGATCTAGTTAACGCCTAGATTTTCATGATCTGTTTAATTTGCTGAGATTTTAGGGGGTATCTTGCTGCAGTCCTTTTAG